TGCCAACTTCATACACAAATCAAATGGATCGTGACTGGTACACCTGTTTTCAATTCAATGGAGGATTTTGTATCACTTTGCACCTTTCTAGGATTATCGAAATCTTTGGTTCAAGGAATGTCTAACAAGATCAAAGACATTTACATATTGAGGAGAACGAAGGATGATCTCTGTGACCGCCTTCAACTCCCACCTTGTTATTTCGAAAATGTTGAATTGGATATGTATCAGGACGAAAAACAACTCTATGAGATGGTATTTCTTGAGGCACAGGATACTATCCGCGAAACGTTTAAATACGCGCAAAGTTTGAACGCGAAAAACATGGTTATTTTGGAATGTCTTCTTCGTGCGAGACAGTGCATGATTTGGCCTCAGATGTACCTAGATGGTGTTGCAAAACAAACGAAGGTTCAGGGAGAAAAATGGGTTGGTCGTTCTCATAAAATGGAGACACTTTTCAGGATGATTAAAGAACACCCGGATGAAAAGTCTCTGATCTTTTGTCAGTTCAGAGGTGAAATGGACCATATTCAGAAAAATATGGAATGCCCCGTCTACCGCATCGATGGTTCAGTTAACAAGGATGACAGGGTGAAGCAACTATCAGAATTCAAAAGTGCTCCACCAGGTGCGGTATTCATCATCCAGATCAAAGCTGGGGGGCAGGGACTGAATCTTCAGGAAGCAACTCGTGTATATATCACTGGTCCATCTTGGAATCCGGCAACTGAACTCCAAGCTATTGGTCGAAGTCACAGGAGCGGGCAAACACGACCAGTTTACGTGAAAAAATTGGTATATAAGGAATGCCCGCGTTTTGTGAGTGTCGAACAAGAAATGATGGCACTTCAAGGACATAAATCGATTGTGTGTTCTAAAGTTTTGAATGATGAACGAATTGAGAACCAGATTCCTGTCAACAGAACTTCAGATAAAATTTCAATTATGGATATCAAAAAAATTTTCAAAGCCTAATATAAATGACTGTTGGTACACGCGCTGAAGTTTTCCATGGTAACGCTGATAAAACACCCGGAGGTCTCTCCAAAAAAGATTTGATCATGAAAGAAGGTCATATCGTATCCAAGGCGGCCAGCAAGGCTGCTCTCGCACGTATGAAGAAGGAAGGTAAGAAGGCGATGGTGAAGGTTTTCAAACCCAAGAAGAGTGGGTTCAAACTCCAGCCCAAGACTGGTACAAAGGAGTACGAGAAAAAGATCGCTAAGATGCAGTAAAATTTTGTAGATATAAGGTAAGAATGTCTCTCAAAAGCTGGGAAGACTCTGTGAAAGTCGCTAAAATTAGACTAGGTTTGGACCCTACGGAATTTATCAGGATTCAAGGTAAATTACTCAAGGAGGCTCAGACGATATATCGTATTTTAATGTTGAATAAAAAAAATATTGTTAAAAAGTAATAATGGCGACAAACCAAGGTCAAGTACCAAATAACACGAAAAACAATAATGGTAGTAAATTGGTGAACGCCTTGACTCGAACACCTAACAATGGTAGGAGCAATCTCAACAGAGGAAAAGCTGGTAATTCGAACATGGCCAAGGCGCGGGGTAAATCCCTCGCGGAACAAGCGCAGTCACAAGGTTATGCGATGGCTCAAAAGGCGCACGAACAGGCGCTCGCTATGGTTCAGCAGGCCCAGGGACAGGCACTCGAAAAGGCGAAACAAGTTGCTATCAGTAGGGGTCTGCAGTTCAATGCGAATGTTCCAACTAATTATTTGGATGGTCAGGGTCGACGTATCATGCAGGGTGCCAATGGTGGTACATACGTAAATACCTCGAGTGGACGCAACTATAAACCTACACCATCATTTCTTAACCAGATGGGAACTAACATAGTTTCTCCAATGAAGAAGTGATAAAAAAATATAAGTATACAGTACAATAATATAATGGGCTTTGGTGCTATGGCGAAAATGGCCTTGAAGGCCGCCGCGAAAGAAGCAAAGGGTGTTGCGAAAAATATGGCCAAGAATGCAGCCGGTGAGTTGAAGGCTGCAGCCAAGGCGAAGGGTCAGCAGATGACTCAAAATGCGATCAAATTCGGTACCGCTAAGTTGAACTCAGCACAAGCGAACGCCGCGAAAAAGATGGGTGCCATGGCTGTAGGTGTACAGGCTGGTGCCCCAGTGATGGTAGGTCCACGTGGTGGAAACTTCAGAATGAACGCTCGGGGTCAGCGTCTTCCTATGCTTGCTTAATTAGGTAGCACAAATTGAAAACCCTTTAAATTTTGAGGCTCGTAAACAACGAGCTGATACAACTTCCAAGTACAACCAAACATCCTATTCAAGAAATACACGCTATTGAGTTCAGCAATAGCATGACCCGAATTCCTTGCATAGAGACCATTTGTGACGTCATCCTTAATCGGATTTTTATCGGAATTATAGACCGTAGCCTTAATGTTGTCATTCATATCAGTATCAACCTTCACCCTAAACTTTGGTTCACGTTCAGCTGACATTTTTAGGTTCGAATTAAACATTGGAATCAGTTCCTCCTTACTCATGGGTTTGCCGAAGATAGTTACACTTTGTTCGACTACAGAATCAATTATCATGTCTTCAATCGTTCTTACCGAATCGTAAAACTTCTTCATGTAACTCTCATCTTCATCATACCCTTTGACGGCGAAATCGATATTGTACTTTGTCTGCCCGACTTCCGGTGTAAAACCAGAAACACCGAAGGGCATATACATACGCGGAAATTGCATACGAAATGGTGTCCCTTGTTTTGTAGTGACTACGATTTTTCGGTTATTAAATTCATTGATTTGAATATTGTTAATTACGTTGTCCATGGCTTTCTATTCCTTTTACAATTATAAACTTTAAGCCGAGCACGCCACACAATCTGGTTCCAAACTAAACTGGATTGGTCGAGCTTTGGCCTTACTTCTCAAATAATACATACCAGTCTTAAGACCAGATTTCCATGCGTACATATGCATTGAAGAAAGCTTTGACATAGTTGGACTCTCTATGAAAAGATTCATAGATTGAGATTGATCGATAAAGTGACCCCTGTCTGCTGCCATGTCAATAATGCATTTCTGACTGATCTCCCAAACAGTTTTGTATAGAATCTTAATATCATCAGGGATGTCTACAATATTCTGAATTGATCCACCAGCTTTAACCATCAGGTCTTTCATCTCCTTAGACCACAAACCACGTTTCTTGAGATCATTGACAAGATGGTTATTTACTACCACGAATTCACCTGCGATGGTTCGTCGTAAATAGATGTTAGTCGTGTAAGGTTCAAAACACTCGTTATTACCCAAAATTTGAGCTGTAGAGGCGGTAGGCATGGGAGCCAGAAGAAGACTGTTACGAAGACCCTTTGTTTTTACGCGTTCACGCATTGCATCCCAATCATATCGCCCACTGAACTTCGTTTCACCTTCCCACATGTCCGGTTGAAGGATACCCTCGGATGCAGGAGAACCATTAAATGTTTCATACGAACCATCAATTTCAGCTAGTTCCGAACTGGATTCTAGGGCAGCGTGATAAATTGTCTCAAAGATGTGAGCATTCATCAATCGTGACTCTTCGCAATCAAACGGGAGGCCACACAATATGAATACGTCCGCAAGTCCCTGTACCCCTAGACCGATAGGTCTATGTCTCATATTGGAACGTTTTGCTGTTTCAACGGGATAGAAGTTTCTATCAATTACACGGTTGAGATTCTTTGTAACAATTTTAGTTACTTCATGAAGTTTTTCGTAATCAAATTTCTTCGTCTCCTTGTTTACATATTTGGGTAATGCGATAGACGCCAGATTACAAACCGCTGTTTCGTCCTTGTTTGTGTACTCAATAATTTCAGTACACAGGTTAGAACTCTTGATGACACCCAAATTCTTTTGGTTACTCTTAGAGTTACATGCATCTTTGTAAAGCATATACGGTGTACCAGTCTCAGTTTGAGACTTGAGAATCGCTTTCCATACATCTGCCGCGGGGACGGTAACATTCGCGAGTCCTTCCTCTTCGTATTTGGTGTAGAGATCTTCGAATTCTTTACCATAGACATCTGATAGACCCTTTGCCTTGTTAGGGCAAAACAGGGACCATTTACCACCTTCTTCGACCCGTTTCATGAACAGATCAGGAATCCACATAGCCGAGAAAAGGTCACGGCAACGAGCTTCTTCATCACCTTGGTTAAGACGGAGTTCGAGGAAATCCATGATATCTGCATGCCATGGTTCAATATACACAGCGATAGATCCTTTGCGACGACCAGCCTGGTTCACATAACGAGCTGTGGCATTGAATACACGAAGCATTGGGATAATACCATCCGATTGACCGTTTGTACCCTGAATACGAGACTTATTGGAACGGATATCGTGGATATGCATACCGATTCCACCCGCCCATTTGCTAATCTGGGCGCACTCTGTTAGTGTTCCATAGATGCCATCAATGGAATCTTCCTTGTTTGCAATCAAAAAACAAGAGGACATTTGTGGACGTGGTGTTCCAGCATTAAATAAGGTAGGTGTAGCATGGATGAAAAGACCTTGGGACATTTTATCATAGGTTTCCAAAACAGAGGGGACATCTTTACCGTGAATACCAATAGCTACACGCATAAACAAGTATTGGGGTGTTTCTACCAACCTCCCATCAACGCGCTGAAGATATCCCTTCTCGAGTGTTTTTATACCAAAATAACCAAACTCAAAATCCCGATCAGTATTGATATCATCCTTTACTTTAAAAGCGACATCTGATACTTCTTCAGTAATAATACCGGCTTTTAGAAGCTTTCTCATCGCGAGATGAAAGTTATTGGGACATACCTTTTGAATGTTACTCGCAACAATACGGGTGGCGAGGATTTCGTAGTCCGGATCAGATGTGATCATTCCGATACAAATCTCTGCAGAGAGAGTATCAATTTCTTGGGCGGTAATTTGGTCGTACATGGAAGAGAATACCTGTTGAGCAACCTTGCTAGAGTCGCAGTTCTCAGAAAGTCCATACGTTAAATTCTTGATCCTATTGGTGACATTATCAAATTTCATATCCTCAATACGACCTGAGCGTTTAATCACCCTCATATACTTTCTTTTCCAATTTTATTTTTAACTTACTTCTTCAAATTTAAGTCGGCACTTCGAACAGTGGCTGTTCCAAGTGTTTCCATCCGGCGGTCGGGCTGGAGGAGATAGGTATTCACGTAGAATGGTCCATCCTCACCAGCCTTGGTGACTGGGGCGTACGACCCAACGAAACAGGAGGGGGCGCTGCATGAAATTGTATCAACCGAGTTGGGACCATTGGCATAAGCTTCATTAAAGTCCGAGTAGTTCATCATTTAATATTTACATAGTTTTTTTTTCCAGGTGTATATTAAATGAGTAATCTCCACCTGAATTCTGTCAAACAGTGTGAGACTCCATTGAATTCACTCTTCTTTTCTGAATTTAACAAAAATATTCTTCAGCGTGGAATTCGTCAGGCGTTTAAGGATCGTACTGGTATATCGATTGATTACCAGAATCCTGATGATTTGTACGGAATCATGCGCGTAGTATTCATCAACAATTCCGGTAACCACCATAAGGCGGTCAACACACAGGTAAAGGCTATGAACGCTCGTGTTATCGAGACTGCTTTATCCCAAATTCAGACGGGTGTTTCTCAATACATTGCGTATGTGAGTGAAATTGACACAACAAGGAATATCATGGATAAACCCGTAAATACGAGTACGGTTGGAAAGAAGTTGCCATACAACAATAAAATTGGGTTGTAAATTAACTATATTAAAGTTACAATCACCCTCTTGGATAAGTATGAGTCTGAACTATTACAAGAATGAAACGGAAAAGGTGTGTAAATCGAAGGGGTGGGATAGAGCACCAATAGACACTGTATGGCTTCTCCTGTCTGAAGAAGTAGGTGAACTTGCATCGGCTATCAGACAGTATAAGAAAATGTATAAGAAAACAAATTTGAAGAAGGATCGAGGTACAGATGTGATGATGGAGATGGGGGATGTATTTAGTTATTTGTTTCAACTCGCGCATATGTTAAATGTTGATCTCGATCAGATGTGGCAAGTACATCGATTCAAAATGAACGATAAGAAATATAATCTGAACTAATAGTAATTATGAGTAAGTTTATGCTCAGTGACGATGATTCTATAAATGATGTCAATCCATTTGTCAAACACGATTTTTCCCTTCCAGGAAGTGTGGGACAGACAGCTGCTTTTGATAATTTTACGAAATCCTCTACAGGAGGGGGTAATTTTGACACGGATGAGAGTGTATACTGTAGTTTCGGGTTGTGTGAAACTCAAGAAAAACCAACGACTGTATTCAGTGCTATTCATCCCCGAAGGAATATTGACACCGGTTTTACATGTGATTCATCTGAAAAGGTTAAAGTTGGTGTTGCGAAGGAAGAGAAAATTCCATATTTTGGTATGTTTCTAGGTGTTGTTTTTATAAGTCTTGTTGTATCATACGCAAGACAGTAAAAAAATATTCAAGCCTATCTAATTTAATACAACCCTCAATACAATGAGGTAATTGTTTCTTACAAAACTTAATAATAAACTCTCTCTGCCAAGCACTTTTCATATTAATAATGGGTGGCTGGAAGCTGGGATCTAGAATTTTACTTGCATGTGCGAGACGAACGTATGTCTTAACGGTCTGCTTAGATGATAGAATGACGTCAAGAGCCAATTCAGCCATTCGCTGTCTAACCTCGATAGTCTTAGAAACCATAATATCTAGGAATTTTAGGTAAGGAATCGAGTGTTTCTTTGCTTCAAAAACAGTCCAATCCGCCAGGGGTTCGGTATTCATGTAGTCAGTGAATGTCTGGTAGCCTTGTCCACGAACGTACATATCGTAGACGATTTCCACGTAAGTGAGATCCGATTCAACATCATGTACGACTTTTGCATATTTAAAGAAGGCAGACATCTAGCGATATAAAGGATTTATTCTTTAAACACCTAAGTTGCATCACACCGTCTTATATTGTATGGCCCAAAATGTACTCTACTATTGCAAACAACTCATTCTCCTATCTTCTTAGTATTAACGAGTTTAGGAATGAATTACCCGAAGATATAAGACCTTCATGGATAAAAATTACAACCATTACGATGGTTTCCAACTTTCTTCAAAACATTGACATCAAACGCCTTCGAGCTATTTTTGAAGACATTGGCATATACAGGATGAAGCGCGCTGGTTCAAATACCAGTGGTTTTGAATGGAAATTGAAACCTACAACTTTTTACAATCAAGTTACATTGACTTACCACGACACTTACAGTACTAAATCTGTAAAAGTCTTCCCAAATGGTAGTATTCAAGTCGCTGGGTGTTGTGATCTCTTTGATTGCAAACGCATTATTACCCAACTTATTCATATTTTCAAGGTTTTTCTTGATATGGATGTTAAAGTAACTAGTGACACTTTCAGGGTTGTGATGATCAATTCAAACTTCAGTCTCAACTATAACATCAACCTTATGAAAGTTTCAGACTGGTTTGAGCGATACAATGATATCTTCAAAGTATCGTTTGAACCCGACAGATATTCAGCAGTGAAGATCAAGTTTAAACCGGCACATGAGATGAAAGAAATCACTTGCAGTATCTTCAGTACCGGTAAAATCATCATCACAGGGGCGGAAACACTGAAAGAAATTGCATTTGCTTATAACATTATTAACCAACACATCAATGAAAATCCTTCTATTCGGGTATCCCGTACAGAAGACACTGATGTATTCGATATTTTCCTTGGATACAGATGTGATCCATTTGTAAAACACTTGAAAGAAAATGGATTTCAATCTTGGATAAAAACGATTACGAACAGACAAATTAATTTCTAATTTTATAGTAATAAAGATGTCGCAACGACTTGGTATGGCCGATGGACGTTGTTTCACAATCAATACGTCAGCGCAATTATTCAACAACTATGTGATGAAGCAGAATGGTATCAGTTTTGAAGATAACTATTCTTACAGGCAATTGCTCCAGAAGCAGGGACCCCAGCTCATGTCAAAGGTTCAAGAGGAACAGGGAAGAGAAAATTGTAAAAATTGTGACAAACCTTTGGTTGTTGCAGCCGATATTTACTAACTGAGCTAAATTCCAAAAAAAACTTTACACCCATATTCTAGAATGTCTACGTGTTCTATATGTCTAAATGAAGTCAGGTCAACGAGGATTAATCCCCCGATCCGATGTGGACATATATTTCATACCCATTGTCTAGAAAAATGGAAAGCACAAGGTAAGTACACGTGTCCCACCTGTAGAAAGGTATTTGACGTCTCACAGTTCAAAGTTGATGTTACTATACATAACAATTATACACAAGTTTCTAACATTGTTTCTTTGAACGAAGAATCAATCCTAGATGTACTAGATATGTTTGATATATCATTTGAAGCACAAAACACATTAGATTTAAACAGTATTCTATCAGATCTTGGGATATCCCTTTCCGACTTTGACCCCACTATCCTTGACGCAGAATGAACTGCAGTACTGGTCATAGTTTAACTCTTTATACTTTCTAGAAGCGGTTCGAGGATCCTTGATTGCCTTCCCATTCGCATCCCCTAGTAGTGGGCCAGTAGCCCAGCCACGCTTGTGACTAAAGACGTTAGCTTTGAATACAATACGCTTTCCAACTATGAATCTACCACCATTTTTAACTCTAGATTCCGGGATCTTAAAAAACGAAGCAACGGACTTAATCGTATCACCAGGTTTAATTTTATATTCAATGACGCCATGTTGCTTGTAAAAGTGAAAATCACCTTGTCGAATATAACCCGTACCTCGCCCAGAAGAAACAAACATCATCATTTTAAAGTACCCCTTTTTACACTTCTTGTCACCATCAACCTTATAGACCGTTTTGGGGTTATCAGAAATAACGCGCCTAGGGAGATCCTTGCAAGTGGTGTAATCATGTTTGATATTAGATAACCCAGAGCGGTCACCTGGTATAGATTTTTGCCAGCGATACGCTTCATAGTCACCTATAGCATATGCGTAACAATTGTTATTGGGTATACCTTTGTCTGAAGACCACCGACGGTTTGTGAATTTGTTTTCAGCCCCACTCAATGGAAGTTCCTTGATTTTAGGCTTCGCCTTGGGTTTAGGTTTAGGTTTGGGTTTCACCGAAGGTTGATTAGTCTTTGACATCTATAGTCTACTTAGAAAAAAATGTCAGTAAGTAGTAAATGTTTGCCAACCTTCTTAAGTCCGAAAATAAGTCTGATGCTATCAGGGAACTTCTCATCTTTGTGCTGTCGATTCTCATCAGCACCTTCATCCTCCGCATCGTGTGGAACAGCTCCCTCGTGAAGCACATCACCGTACTCAAGCCTATCAACAGCATGCTTGATGCGTTCATCCTTTCGATTTCCATCAGGGTAATCTCTGGTCTTGATCGTTAAACTTCTGTATAACCGACAGATTTGTTACCATCTGGGTGAAGAATGGTTGGAAACCCACTAACACCAGTACACTCGTTTTGAGTGCAATCGATAAATTCAAACTGTTTACCAGTTTTTTTCATATACTCTAACTGCTTACGACACCATTCACAATCATTGGTCCCGTAAACAGTCCATTTTTCAGTAGAAATGACCGCAGTAGCAGGTTTCTTACCCATCTCGATCAGAATGTAGACATTTATAATGATAAGTAGAACCGCCAGTATCATTTATAATACTTAATTATTTAATTTTCGTAAATCCCTAATCATCGAATCAGTCATTGCATAGTTTTTTGCGTTCAACTTCTTTTTTAGCTGCAACTTGGCAACCTCACCCACTGCAACGACAGCCGTTGCAGTCGCGCTACTAATATCCCTATTACGCGCGGTTCTATTTTTAGCTAGGGCTTTCTCATACCAAGCCTTAGACTTGTACATATGTTCTTTACCCTTCATATTGGTAAACATATATAAGTCCACGATCTCCTTCTCTTTAACGGGAGCTTTGGGGGTAAGCTTCTTAACGACGACACCCGGCTTCCTCAAAGGTTGTACGACTTTCTTCTTTTCTCTACCCGCTTTCATAACAGCAATTGCACGCGCCATGGCATTCGCTTGATTAACGGGTTCTTTTGGTTTGGTGACAATAACCAGAGGTGCGGGTTTTGGTCTACGGACAACCCGTTTGACAATTTTGTTTACTTGACTCTCACCCGTGAAGAAGGGTTTAGATAAAACCTGTTCGAAACTGGGTAAACTTTTATTATGGTTAGCATCCATGTTCGGCCCGAGGCGGTACTGTGTCACGTATTTATTCGCCATACCACGATGCCCCTCGGGGATAATGGATTTGATAAATTCAAATACTTGACGCTCTTCCATATTTTGTGGATCTTTGACTAACGTGAAAATAGTATTCAAAAATAGATGAAGGTCATATAGATGGTGGGACTTTCTCGAAATCCCTACAGATTTGAGACCACCATCATTAATAGCAGGATTTGCTAGTTTAGGGAAGAGGGATAGACCGAAATCAATCATGACGGCCTCAACACCACCATTCGAGATAGTATAGGTTTTGTTTAACAATTTCACCTCAATTTTCTTGACAGGAACGGATCTAACCAAAATATTAGATCTATGAAGATCGTGGTGTCTAAATCCCGGGAACTTCTTTTTAATTCTATAGAGATTATACAAAATCTGGGTCATGACAGATTTAATCTCATTTATTGAAGGTTTTGTTTTCCACCATTTATGTAATTCATCACCTTTTACATATTCAAGATAAAGAATATCCATACCCTTACATTTTTTGTAAAGATACATGTCGGGAACACCGTAACCTTTCAGCTTTTTCGCAACTTTATATTCAAACGCAGCCATACCCAAATCATTCTTTTTGGTATCTATTTCTTTGTATGCAACATATCTACGACCGTTATCATTGACGCTCCCACGGTACACCTTACCATACAAGCCTTCACCAAGTACCTTACCCTTCCCAGGTTTCATTTCTTGTGGGAGATTTTTACGGAATTTAGGGACTTTCAAATAGTCACCTGGATTACATGCTTTTTTACCTCGTAAAATTTTTTTGAGGTTGCTCTCGAGGTTCGACATGCTTAGTATATACGGAGAATTTATTCGTAAGATATAAAAGTATCTTACCAATAAGGATTTTTTTATGTTTACATACAGTATATAATGATGAAGTTAAACCGATTCGCGATTATACAACTTATATTCGTTGCAACCCTGGTAACTACTGCCTACCACTTTGGTCGGATACAATCTATGATTGAAGAACACTACGCAATGGTAGCTCCTCTTAAGATGTCAGCAAAAAAACGTACCAACAAAGGTGGGCGTCGGCTGCAGAGCAAGAATTTATAAATTTACTCGTCAACTTCCTCAATCTCGTCGATCTCAACATCCACCTCTAGCTCTTCATCGGGTAGTTCAACCCCTTGAAATGCAAATGAAGGAAGCTTGACAGACTTCTCGATAAGAACCTGTTGGAGACGGATGGTGACCCCAAACTTGTTATCAATGAACCAAATCTGATTGATATCAATGATAGCTAGAGCCTTTTGTCCCTTCTCGATACTATCGAGAGAAACGCGTTCACGGTTCATACTGTATGATTCGGGTACAAATGTACCGTCACTCTTGGTAAGAACCTTGAGCTTGAGAGTAGCAGGGTACTGTTCCTTACCCGGACGAACAATTGGCTTGTAGAGGGCCTCTTTTAGAACAGCCACATTGAATTCCTTACCGAGCCATTCCTTCGCATTCTCAGCTACTGTGTTTACGATGATGTCATCGAGTTCACTAAGCTTCTCGTGAAGCGCCATAGCCTCTGCATTATCGGGATCAAAGGAAAGGTCAAGAGAGTACGAAGTGCGTCCAGTCGCTTCATCAGTATAGGCGCTTAGACCATATGGTGAGCGCATGAAAGGGAGTTGAACGTATAGTTTTTTGTTGTCGCCAGCATTGAGGTAGACGGCTTTGCCGCCATTCTTGTTTTTACGAAGTTTTGAAAACTGCACGGAGGCAGGGGAGAATTCAGATGATTGTTGAATAGAGAGCGACATGTTGTAGTTGGTTATATATTAACTAGGTGGTTCAACTTTAAGCCAGTTTTTTTTGTTGAATTATAGTATATAAATCATGGGTCTATTTAAAGACTGTGGATGCGGATGTAACGGTAAGAAACAGGAAGACAAGTTTATCATTTCGATTATATCTGCTCTTACGTTTTTCGTAATCGCCAACCCCTCTACATTTCGTCTTGTCAGGGGAATTATTGGTTCCAAGATCGCGTCCCCCACGGGATGCCCTACTACATTGGGTCTTGTAGTACACTCAGTTGTTTTCATGCTCGTTGTTTGGGCTATGATGAACATTAGGAAGGATGGTCCTTCATGTTCCAGTGGGGCTACCCCCGAGAAGAAGAAGAAAGAGGTGAAGAAGGGTATAAAGGTCGTTGTACCTATGGCTGAAGCACCTGCACCCGAACCAGGGTTCAAAGAACCTGAAACTCCCCAAGTTGACACCAAGAAGGTATTAGAGCCTTTTGAGATCGGTGTTGACGGTGGCTTATTCCAATAAATCAATACTCAATACTCAATTATTGTATTCTACAAACAATTCATGTCAATTGGTTGTAAAATATGAAATCCATTTAAAACTCTTCATCAAAGGCGAGGTTCTCGGAATCATCGTCCATTTTACCGTAATCTCCGACTCTCTTTTCAAAAAAGTTTGTTTTTCCATCTAAGCTGATGTTTTCCATAAAGTCGAATGGGTTTTTAGAACCCCAAATGACTGGCTGCCCTATTTGTTTGAGGAGACGATCAGATACATATTCGATATATTCCGACATTTTATCAGAATTCATCCCAATGAGGTTACATGGGAGAGCATCGATGATGAAATTCTTTTCAATCTCAACAGCTTCCTTTACGATCGAGTGAATCGTTTCAGTGGAGGGTTTGTTACGGAGCATTTTGAAAAGTTCTACAGCAAATTCTTGATGAAGTCCTTCATCTCTAGAAATGAGTTCATTACTGAAACAGAGACCCGGCATTAAACCCCGCTTCTTTAGCCAGAAGATGGCACAAAAACTACCAGAAAAGAAGATTCCTTCAACACATGCAAATGCGAATAAACGTTCGGAAAAGGAACGAGCTTTGGTGTCAAACCATTTTAGAGCCCAGTTGGCCTTATTTTGTATACAGGGGATTGTTTGTATGGCTTCGAAGAGTTGCTTCTTTTCAGTACTGTCTTTGATATATTTATCAATTAGTTTAGAGTACGTTTCGCCATGTATCATTTCGTTATGACATTGATACGCATAGAATGAGCGAGCTTCGGAAATCTGTACCTCATCAGCAAAATTATTGTTAATGTTTTCAAAAACAATACCATCGGAACCAGCGAAAAACGCTAGGACATACTTGATAAACTTTTGTTCGTTATCGTTTAGAGTCTTCCAATCTTCTACATCTTTAGAGAAATCAACCTCTTCTGCAGTCCAATTAGACATTTGGGCCTTCTTATAAAGCTCCCACAGGTGGGGATACTTCAGGGGGAACACTGTAAAGCGATTCAGTGTAGGGGCGAGAATTGGTTCGTATTCTTCTTCAATGTAGTCTTGGAAGTCAAAGTAGGTTCCGACATGACGATCATCAATAAATATTTGAGGGTAGGTTGATACTGGACCACCACAAATTTCTTTTAATTTTTCTTTCTCGATCATGATCTTTTCATGATCCAAACCCTCGGATTCACATAAGGTAACGGCGAGGTCACAGTACTCACAACCTTCCTTCGAATATATAATAACTTTCATCTGTGCTATTATCGCTGATTATTTTTTGTCGGAAAACTCTAAGCATGATTGTGCCCTCTGATATAATTCAAGATGATATCGTAAAAGTTTTAGTAAACGAAGATGGTGTGGAAGATGTAATGTATGCCGTTGTCGCAATGAATACAGGCAAGACACTCGGTCTTCATTATCTCAACCCGACTGAATCCATCTATAAATCTGCCTGCGTGTATAAGGTTGATGGAGTAGAAATGTCCCCTGCACCATACGACAGTCTTATGGAACATTACCCAACTGGAACAACTTTCGAAGATTTAGAAATGAAACGTGTTGATGATGACATGTACTCGTTTTACTCGGAAATTGACATTGAAGATAGTGATAGTGAGGTACAAGAGCTGCAACTAGACAGTGACACCGATTCGGAGATGGAAGGTTTTATCGTACCAGATTCTGAGGTTCAGGGGCAGGACATAGTACCACCCGATCATGCGTCTATTGATAAAGAATGGAAGGAATGGGAGCCATCTTCTACAGGAGCGCGCAGTTTTAAAGAAACAATTGATTTAATTGAATCACGTGTAAGACGCCTAAGTCAGTGATGCGTTATTTGAAAAAACTAAATAAAGGAGCCCATTTCAAAACAATGCTGGCAACTATATGGTCTCAAGTAGACAATTTATTAAAACAAAATACAGACGAAATCAAGCCAGTGAATACACATATATGTCGTGAATGTCTAGGTGTCAAGGTTTATTCACGTGAAGGATTACCAACATGCTCGGAATGTGGACTCATTGAAGATCGCTTTATTGATGACACAGCTGAATGGACGAGTGGAATGAATGATGATGGAAAAGTGAATGATCCATCTAGGTGTGGTAACCCGAATTCTAACCCTGAGCTTTTTTCCCAACACTGGGGAAAAGGAACTATTATAGCTACCCAACATTCGTCGACGTATGAAAATAAACGAATGGCAAAAATCAATTTCCACATGTCTATGAACCACCGTGATCGCTCACTTTTCCATGCATACCGTGACATGGATGAAGCGTGTCACACTCTACCCGATACGGTTCTCAAAGATGCAAAGATGATGTACAGAAAATTCAACGAGGAAAAATTGACTCGTGGAGCGGTACGTTTAGGTATCAAAGCCAACTGCGTTTTATATGCATGTCGCCTCGCTAAACACCCACGAACCACAAAGGAAATATCGGATATGTTCGGTATTCAATCAAAAGATGTGAGTCGCACTACACAGATATTTAAGGATACGATCATGGGAATAACAGAAAAGAATTATGTTACGAAAGCGTTTGACGTAATGAATAGACTTTTGAATTCGTTTGAAATCACACGCGATGAAAGGTTTCAATGTAACAAACTATGTAACTCAACGGAAGACTGTGTAGAACTCATGAGTAAAACACCAAACAGTGTAGCATCCGCTATCATTTTTATTATTCTAGGATCTAAAGTAAAAAAAACTGAACTTTGTGAAAAATGTAATATATCGGTACCTACACTCAACAAAATAGAGAATATTATAAAAAAGCACTTAGAGGCTAAGAGTTAGTAATAGTAAATGGTGAAGTTATTTTTAGCCACACCATGTTATGGTGGATTATGTTTAGAAAAGTATCTGACTAGTATAATCAAACTTCAAATCCTTTTAATAAAAGAGAATATCCAATTATTTCTTGATACAACTGAAAATGAATCTCTAGTTCACCGCGCCCGTAATGTTTCCGTAGGTCGTTTTATGCAAAAGACTGACTGTGAGTATTTTATGTTTATAGATGCCGATATCCATTTCGATCCCGAGGCTGTCGTTCGTCTCGTTAAGTCGGGGCATGATCTGTCAGTTGCGTGTTATCCCAAGAAGGTTGTCATGTGGGATCAAGCAGCTGAAGCAGTAAAGAAGGGTGATACTCGTGACATGTCTATGCTGTCATCCAGTCTCGTAATTAATTTCGGAGCGCAAAATCGCCCAATCAAGGATGGTTTCATAGAAATCTTGGATGGGCCAACAGGTTTCATGGTAATTAAGCGTTCGGTATTTAAGACGCTAGAGGAGAAGTTTCCAGATTTATGGTGTAAGAACGATCATCAGAATCGAGATTTCGACGATTATCACGCAGCATTTGACTGTATGATTGACCCAGTGAATCGCAGGTATCTATCTGAAGACTATGCATTCTGTCGACGTTGGCAACAAGCTGATGGTAAAATTTATGCGGATGTCAATACAACATTAGGACATGTAGGGAATTTACCATTCAGTGGTTGCCTCAATGACAGGCTTAAGGTTTAGAGTATACCTAATATATATGAATCTTGTTACTATTCTCGTCACACGATCAAAATCGTGTCACGTGAAGACACTTCATAGTGTTTTGAGACTGAATATTAGATGTCTTCAAAAAAACTGTAAAAATGAGATAGCGTATGTTGATGATGACCCATACAAAAAAGCGGAAACTATCCAAAGGTATATGAAATCACACGATCGTATCATCTTTATAGATTTCGGGATTGGTATGGATGATGATTCACTCGATCAGTGTTTCGAACCCCATGATACATTGGGATGTCTAGTATTCCCGGGTGTCAAGGAAGGAATTGATTGGGACATGTTTAAAACCAAGGTGCAAGCCGGTTCCGAAGAACCCGTGTCACAAATGGGACTCGAGTTTGATACTAAAGTTGGAAAGAAGATTTCTAAGGATATCTATAATGTAACGTTCACTAATGCACGTGCATGGATGATGAATACTAAACAAGTTATCAAAAAGGCTGGAACCTGGAAAATTTCCCCAAAAATGTTTGAGAAATTCAGCGAACAAAATGTGCGAGTTTATGCATTTACAGCAGCTAAGTTAACTCTAACATATACACATGAATGTGTAAGTAACATTCTAAACGCTGCCGGTGTAAAAGTCAATTAAAGTTTATACGTGAATATTAAACATGTCTATAAAGTCGGACTCCCCACTTTACAAATATGTTGTGAACTTCATTCACACCACATGGGGTAGTAAAGACTATTTCCCCGGACCTCAACCAATTTCTATTGAGTATAGGCACTTCCCTATACTACAGAAGGGTGAATACGTTGTGTGTGAGAAGACGGATGGTGAGAGACATATGATGGTTGCTCTCACTTTTGAGGGAAAGAAAAAATGTCTGTTTGTGAATCGAGCATTCAATATGTTTGAAGTGTCACTTAATCTCAAGAAGGAGGTCTATAACGGGACGATATTGGATGCCGAATTGTATGAGAATACACTCATGATTTATGATGCTGTGCTTATAAGTGGGAAATCTGTATGGAGTGAAAATTTATTGGACCGACTAGGGTATGCTAAGTTTGGGGTAGTTCAGCCAATTATTTACATGAAGTCCGATAAATATCGCCTTCAGTTAAAAGAATTTCACCATATGAAAGACTTTAAACAATTCATGGAAGACTATCTCCCGGGGGTAAAACAAGAAGTGGATGGACTTGTTTTTACACCGATCAATGAACCAATTCGTTTAGGAACACATGAGACTATGTTTAAATGGAAACCGCAGATGAAAAACACTGTAGACTTCTTAATGAAACGTGAACCCACTTTGGAAACACCTGGGTGTAACCCTGGACCACTTGCATGGAGATTGTATATACAAGAAAAAGGGAAGATGTTTTTTGAGTCTGAAATTCCTGCAAACAGGATAGCCGATAAACCATGGTTCGAAGATGGAGCTATTGTTGAATGTATGTATATGGGGTGGGAAGAACCAATGTGGTGGAAACCGATTAAGAGGAGACATGATAAAACACACCCTAACAATCGTCGAACGTTTTATAGAACGATCGTTAACATTAAGGAGAACATTAAGATGGAGGAGTTTTTAAATTGTAAACCATGAAGTAAAACCCAGCTTCTTCAGGTAAATCGTGTTGTTTAATTGTTTCGTCATCAATTAAATACCAATTGTTTTTCGATTTAACAAAACTTACATAATGTCCATCGTTTTGATTACCCACATGTAGAGCACTCGATATGAGAGTATATTCGTGTTTATCAATTATTAGTTTTTCTAAAATTTTAATATGACTTTTTCTATCAAATGAAATCATTAGAACTTTGGGGAATTCAGAAAATACCATTCGACTCGTAGCTAGATGATGCATTTTCCCTTCTGTATCTTCAAAATTCTCAATTGTATTCCAATCCGTACTTTTAGCAAGCATCTTTTCCATATCGTTACCATCGGAGGTTATCAAATGAACGCTGAATATCTCTTCATTCGATGTCTTCCCACCCGGCCATATAGTTTTCTGTGTTTTCTTTCCATAAAACCATTGTTTGATTTCTGGTCTAGATATCTCTAAAATATCGATGATACACATAATAGCTTCTTGAACGTCATGTTGTTCGTTAGATCTGAAACGGGGGAACTTATCACGGAAATGATCGATAAGTGTTTTGATATCGAGAGTGCGTTGACCCTTCGTCCAATACGTACGAATTAACTCAGAATAACACTGTGTAAACTTACAATCACCATCATAAGGACTCCTTAAGAAAAAGTTACTTAACACTGGAATACATAACAGGCATTGGAGAGCTGTATTGAAATAACAAGTGTTTCCTTTGTTATCGAACCCTTTCATTAAACTTTAAGAACAAAAAAGGCTTAAGTAAAAGACGCATTATGTAAATGTAAGTAAAATGGATATCAAAACTATCACTGAAAAGGTTACCACCCTCTTCAATTCTCATAAAGATGAGGAACACATTGAAGTGGAGATTCGTCTCGGTAAACATAACGGTTCTCTATTTGACACTAATGTTGGTAAAGAAACATTTGAACGTGTTCTAAAAGGTCTCAAGAAGTTCCCGGAATGGGAAAGTGTCAAAACGACTACATCCGATGTGTATTATGATGATACGAATGGTATTCGTATTTCGTCTGATGAAGACACGGGGGAACAAGTTATGGTACAAAAAATTAATGTCGTAAAAGAAGATTTCAAATGTGAACCCCTAGATGTCAGGTTTAGTATTTCTAGGGAGATTCCTAGCTTTGGGGAGTATGAGATGGATAGGAAGAGATCTAAACTTCGACACTCATTTGTCCGTAAAAACCTCAGTATCGACATGACTATCTCATCAGGTGACAGTGTTGACAAGGATTCTGAAGAATCTGCATCCTACCAAATCGAACTTGAAATTGTTAAACCCGGTGATGTAACTTCTCACAACCAACTTTTCAACATTCTTCATAAGATTACAGATCTTTCAAAATTAATCTGATCTATATAATAGCATGATATACGTACTACTAGGTATCGTTCTCTTGTTTATTATGTTTGAGAAACGTAAAACATCTGAGGAAGTTGATTTATCCGAACATTTTTACATCAGTAATGGAATATCTAAAGATACTTATATTTTGATGCATAAGGATGGAGTGAAGAAAGAAGATTTGGAAAAATTTGTATACATGGAGGATCGTTTTCTTGAATATGAGAAAGATTCTGTGTGTTTAGGGTCATCCCATATAGTTCCAGCTACGACATTGTCTAATAAAATAAAAGAAACATTTCCTAAATATAATTTTTCTTATCATACTATTCATCTAAAACAAATTGCAGAACCTAAGAAAAGTATTAATCCCTACATAAAATGTATATAATGAATAATGAAAAGTTTGTTGTTGTAGAAATACCGGATGGATCTCTTCGAATTGGGGTGAATGAAAGTATCGAAACTTCACCCCCATTAGTAGAACCAGTTCAAGAACCTGAACCCATTCCGGGTGTAGTGGAAGTAAAATACAATAAGAATATGCGAATAGCTTTTGAAGTTATTTTTCTTATATCTATTTATAACCTTGTTATTTTCTCAAGAATAATTGATATAATAAATTTGGTATTTATTATATCAAGTACAATTGCAATTCATTCTAAAAAGCCTGTATCTATCGCCCCATTATTGGGACATGCTATGTACTTATTAACCATAAGTCCATCATTGGGTTTTATGTCTAGGTGGCGGGATTTGATATATAACGCGGGATGCTTTATCACATGTATCGTGTCAGTTCTCTCTATAGAGAATGTTACATCTTATTAATTCTAGCCTTAGCCCCTACTTTAGGCCGTGCGTTATTATTAGCATTAGCACGAGTTTTTAGCCAGCGTTTTTTATAACGATTCATTTTTTCTGCATCTATTTTTTTCTTTGCGTTCGTCAAATTCATCATATAGTTAACCGCTGCCCGTCTATATGCGTTTTTCAAGTTGGCATTAACACCGTTGACGTTTAATTTATTATTAAGATATTTTTTCTCCAAATCTCTCTTTCTTTGCATCTTCCAGTTACTCACCATGTGTTTCTTGATAGTATCAATTTCACGTTTAAAAGGTACACCCATCTTATTTTTGTTGGCGTTAGAAATGTTACGAATCTTATTTTGGATTGTTTTTACATCTTGTGTAAGGTTAGGTTTATATCTATTCATCCACTTAGACCCATAAAGTTTACCAAGGTCATTGCGGATAGAATTTTCATTAAGTCTTCGTTTTATTTCAGTGTTATTTATTTTCATCTGTCGATTAAAATTTTTACTAATTTCTTTGGTGTTTCTCTTATTATTTTTCACTTTTTGTTTCAAGGCCCTAGGAGAAAGTGGTTTTACGACAGGTTTATTAGCAATACTGTTTCTAGCCTTTTCAATCAATTTACATAAATCAGCCTTCTTTTCTTTTCCGGTGAGAGATATTTTCATAACACTAGCGATACGAAGAAGTTCCTTCACTTTCATGTTCTTACATAATTCCTTTCCAATCCGGAATCTTACATTATTACCGGTGAGTGCCACATTTTGACCTTTATTGGTATTTTTATACTTGATTGTTCGTATTCCATATTTCTCCTTAATCTTTGAACGAATTTGATTCTTGGTAGAATCTCTTTGGAAACCAGTTTTTTCATCTTTACTTCTAAAATTCGTAATACCCATCTTTCTGGCAAAATCTATGAGTTCAGCTTTATCGAAATTTTTCAACATTTTATCATCAATTTTAATTGCATTAATTTGATTTTTAGTCAGTTTATTAAATTTATTCAGATTTGATCTCTTGATGACCTTTTTAGCCTTAGCCTTAGCCTTAGGTTTGGCCTTAGTCTTACCTTGTTTGAGACTGTTATTGAAAACACCAGTTATGTCAATTTCACCATCTCTATTGAGCTTTTTGACAAATTCGGTTCCAACTCTATAGGCATTCTCAAGATCTTGAGGTGATTTAGCACCGGAAATCTGTACGTTTCCATTCCTAGTTATAATAAACTTATGTTCGGTGGATTCAATATAAAGGAATGGTGTAAGCTCTGGTTCGTATGTAGCATAACTCATTCCATATTGTTGCTTTTCTCGGGCAATATTTGCCATGTTTTTGAAGATACCATTAACCTTGAACTGACCACTTAAATTATTGTATTCAAAGTCACTGTAAAGGAATGGCTGTTTATCAGTGTAATTGTCAACTACAAATCGTCGAATAAGTTCTGGTTGGTTAGTGATATTCGCACCAACGAACCCACCAGAGAAACGAATTTTACCATTACGGAAAAAGCTCACGGTTGCACCCTTACTTTCAACGTTGTTTGAAATTTGCAAACCAAATTGAACTGTACTAAACGCCTTATTAAGATCACCTTGTGGACCAGCCTCCTTTGTGTGAGAGAATCCTTGTTTGAACTGACCATACTTACCCCTGATCTCTGTTGTATCTATATAAAGACCTTCACCGGCGGAAGTTTTACCAAGGGGTCTTTTCACGAGCATGGCTTTAAGGTCTAAACGGGGTGTATTACCGAATTCCTTGTTAACCATCGCATTAAACATACCAGGGTTTAATTTACTTACCTGAAGACCATTCGTAGGTGGGGGAGCGATATTTTGATTAAAGAAGTTATCCCTCGTATTAATTTCAGTGTTATCTGAAAAACGCTGTTCAGCGAGTAAATTGTTAATCATTTTTTCATTTTTAGAATTTAATATAACATCATCAAATTCATTACTCATTGGGGAATCATTATTAGAGTTTTCAAATTGTTTAAAACGCCCATATGTTCTATTGTTTACAATATTCCTCTGAAGTCTAGGTGGAAATTGTGATTGTCTGGGGATTGGTCGCGACGGGGTACGAAAGAATTGGCTACCCCGCATTGCACTGGCTTCCCGGGCTTCCCGGGCTTCCCGAGCTGCCCTATCACGATCAGAACGTTCTAGTTCAAAATCGAGTTCTCTTGCGAAGTTATTATTCGAATTTGACGCAGAATCAGGGGCTTGGAGTTCTACGCCAGATTGTCGAACAAATTCCTTGACAGACTGGCTCATATTACTATTTGTAATTATTTTTTTTAGAAGTCTGTTGTAAATCCGAGACCTTCTTCGATAACGTCTAGACCAAATATGACTGGTTGTCTTGGATATGTTCGCCCCTTGTATGTTACAACCTCATCTCGTACTTCAATATCTCTTGAACTGAATGGACCTGCATAGAAATCTTGATTGAATTTGGGTTTACCGAGATTGTTCGCGACACAATGCTGATTAAACACCTGTACGAAGATCGTCTGAGGAACACAGAGTTTATCCCCATAGGTTATCAACGTTGATTCCATAAAGTTTGTCAATGTACTCGCAACCATTGCCACCTGCTTTTGGATAAGTAGGAAATACGGGGGTACTACCCTCCAGATGTCTCTGTCCCTATACTTGTTAGAATAGTCAAGGTAACCACGAACACACTTGAGAAGAATAGCGGGAAGTTCCTTGTGGAGTTTTTCGTCGAGCTGGGGATCAGCCTCTCTCACCTGTTTCGTAAAACTCCATGGTAGAATACGTCGAAGAATAGATCCAGAATTATCTCTCCAGTTTGGAACTTCATTTCCACCGAGTACACCAGGAACGTTCCATTCAATTGATAGGGCAGTTTTATTCTTTACAGCGATGGAAACATCCTCACCGGATACGATCGACTGAAACTCAGCCTGTTCGAGACCCAAATCGGATTTGATTTCTGGGGCGATAAACATGAAGTTATCCTTGATCGCAGAAAGACCGAATTTTTTCTCGATATTGTTCGCTAGAACACCTACATCTTCACTCTCGTAGAATTTCTTAAATACTTTCGTAATTAACGTAGACTTACCAGAACGTGCAATACCCTTGAAGAATGGTATAACCTGCCAGCTATCCAAGTCATTGACGTCGTAGCAGAGACGACCACCCATTACGTACGCCCAGTTACATACTTCAGTCTCAAGTTTCTGATAATGTAGAACCTTGTCAAAATGTGGGGTTGGAATATCTTGCCAACGTTCAAGGTGGGAATAGTCATCAAACATTTGATCGAAATACTTACAGGAAATGATAGTTGGGTCGAGACATGCAAAATCTGGGTGGTTGTATGGGTAGAAGCGGCAATCATATACCCCACGGTCGGGAATCCATTCTTTTCCAACGAAAACACCGTTTTTAAACGACCAGACATGGCGTCTCTTACTAATTTCGGGGAACTGTTGATCGTCACATTTTGAGATATTATCAATCACTTCACGGGCGATAGATCCTTTACTCGTAAAGTTCTTCCAATTTGTAAACATGTAATCCCTTCGTGCAATGGAATATACAAACTTATCAATAGTGAACTTTGGATACCATGCACGTGTTTTGTAGCCATCTGAGGTCGTAATTTCTTCACAACAATGTCCCTTGTATCGACGGTACCCACATTTATAGATTTCCTCCAGTGTAAACACTAAACACTTCTGAAGCGGTGTAAAATTCTCAATATCTTCATCATCCATTGTGGATGGGTCCGAGAACCTAGGAAACTGTGGCTGAACCGTAGGTGTGCTGACCCGTTCATAAGATATATAGTGTCGTCGAATATTCTCAAAACCATCCTCAATGTGTAGAATGATATTGGCGATTCGCTTGTCTAAACTAAGACCGAAATCATCCGTTTCCCTTTTATCCTCTTCACCTTTTTCTTTCTCCTTGGCCTTGTCGAGTTTATTGACATGATTTCTTAGATCAACTGCAAAGTCTACCTGCCTTTTTTTTATAGCTTTGATCGCTCCCAGATCAATGTCATTGATTGATATGGATCCATCTTCATTAAAATAAGAACGATCAATGAACTGGTTATATCCAAGATTCTGAGAACTGAGAAAGCTCTTTTCACGTAAGTCCCACGCATATTCTAATCTTTCTAAAACACGTGTTGCCTGTTCCTCATTCATCGACCGAATTTGCTGTTTATGAAGTTCCGTGAGGGCTTCATATTTATTGGGTTCCTTATCGATGAAGTGAGTATTTTCCATTATTTATAATACGATTTTTTCTTTTAATTACTTTTTCGATGATTGAAGTTGAGCAAGCATTTTTACAAGGATTTTGTTTTGGACCTGCATTTGAGTAGAAATCCCAATCAGGGCACTACAAACAGTGTCACCCTCATCCGTAGCGAACAATGTTCCCAATAATTCAGCTAAATCCATTTCTTCCCCCTCTTCACCTGGATCGATGAGACTTGAAATCTCAGCATCCGAATCAGAATATTCCTCCTGATCTTGATCTTGATCTTCAATAATTTCTCCTTCTTCGATTTCTTCAGGGTGTTTCGACATTTGTTGTAAACAGAGAAAAATCCAAATCATAAATTGCGCGTTTACCCGTAATTAATTTCTCTGCTTATAGTACAACAACTCTCAAAATGGCCGGTGGTCTTATGCAACTCGTAGCTTACGGCGCCCAGGATGTCTACCTTACCGGTAACCCTGAGGTGACCTTCTTCCAGGCCAAATACAAGCGCCACACTAACTTCGCGATGGAGAACATCGAGCAGACCGTCAACGGTACTGCCGCCAACTCCGGTCGCGTGTCCGTCACCGTCGCCCGTAACGGTGATCTGGTCGGTGACATGTACATTGAACTCAAGGCCAAGGCTGGCATGGATGAGGCCCAGGCTGCCTGGATCGCCGAGCGTGGTATCAACAACGTCGAACTGTCCATTGGTGGGCAAAGGATCGACAAGCACTACCAGAAGTGGTGGCGTCTGTACACCGAGCTTTACTTGGATGACTCCAAGAAGGCTACTTACGGTAAGATGACCTCCGGTATCGCGGCCAAGACCGTCTACCTCCCCCTCTTCTTCTTCTTCAACCGCAACCCCGGTTTGTACTTGCCTTTGATCGCCCTGCAGTACCACGAGGTCCGCCTCGACTGCGATCTGTCGTCGACTTTCGACAGCTGGCTCGACACCGGTGTCTTCAAGATGTGGGCCAACTACATCTACCTGGACACCGAGGAGCGTCGCCGCTTCGCCCAAAAGGGTCACGAATACCTGATCGAACAGGTTCAGCACACCGGTACCGACACCGTCGACACCGATGCCACCAAGCAGGTCCGCCTGTCGTACAACCACCCCGTCAAGGAGCTGGTGTGGTGCTTCTCTAACGTTGCCACCAACGGTAACTCCATGTGGAACTTCACCTCCGAGTCTTGCGACAACGATGTCAAGCTTCACACTGGTCTTGCCGGGACCGCCGCCTCCAACTCCTATGTGTCCCTCTCCACTTATGGTTCCCCCATGCTTGGTACTGGTGCCGAGATGGGTGGTACCGCGGTCTTCACCGAAGATGCCATTGGTCCCCTCTCCAGCTTCAAGCTCATCCTTAACGGCCAAGACCGTTTCAAGGAGCAGAAGGGTAAGTACTTCAACCAAGTGCAAGCCTTCAACCATCACTCCGGTTCCCCCTACGCCGGTGTGTACTCGTACTCTTTCGCGCTCAAGCCCGAAGAGCACCAGCCTACCGGTACCTGCAACTTCTCGCGCATCGATAACGCGCAAGTCGCTGTCACCATGGGTACCGCCCAAGGCGCTACCAACATGCACATGTTCGCCACTAACTACAACGTCCTCCGCATTCAAAGCGGAATGGGCGGTTTGGCTTTCAGCAACTAAGTATCAAATATTCGTTTGATAGTAAAAAATATATAAAACAATCATTTTTAAATTGCACGATTAATGCTATTTAAAAACGAAATTACATACTCAAATAGTATGTCTGCCCTTACCACTTGTCATATTAAGTCCCCCCTCACACCACGAACTCGTCTTATCAAGAAGAAGTCTCGTGTAGCCGTCCGCGCAAATTATAAAATCACCCTCATTACACCCGGTGGTGATGAAACATTTGATTGTGATGATGAAACGTACATTCTAGATGCAGCGGAAGAAGAAGGTATCGACCTCCCATATTCATGTCGCGCGGGTGCCTGTTCCACGTGTATTGGACGTTTGGTGTGGGGTCAAGTAAGCCAGGAAGACCAATCCTTTCTTGATGAACATCAAGTGATGAGAGGTTATACCATGTTATGTGTGGCTTACCCGAAAGGTGACTGCAAACTTAAAATAGAAGTTGAAGATGAACTCTTCTAAAACCTAGCTTAAAAAAATAACTTAATTATACGAATATATGTTAGCTCTAAGTCAAACTTCCGTGTGTTTTAGCTTCAGACGACAACGAACATATCGATCACGGAAAATAGTAAGGAATAAACCTTGTATGAAGAATGCCAATAGACTCGAATGTGCGATACGTCACAGACGTTGTAAAGGTTGCCCGTTTAATGACTTTTTCAAAGCTGAAAACATACTTAAATACACCCCTCCCGATATAGATAATGATTAAGAAATTGTTTGAATTAATATTTAAAGTGGATAAACCAAAATTAGGACGATGGAGTCTAAAATCGTGTAATGAATTGGCAGCTTCAATAAACTCTGTATATCAAAATAGGGATCATTGTGGTGATACCATTTGTAAAATTCCAAAAAAAGCTTCAGAATACCCCGACAAGACTAAATAATCATTTTTAAAATTTGTATCGAATACATTTTTTTAAAAAGGATTTGTTTTATTTTTTTTTAGATTGACGTCTCTTCCATAGTGTATATCCACCTGTACCCATTGAAGACATGCAACAACAACAACAGCAACACAGTAGCAAAATTATAATAAGCATCGTCGTTTCCTCACCACCCCCTCCATTCATGCCGTTCGTACACATTTTCGTAAATGTCTCATCTGTATTTAATGCAGCTTTTTCAGCGTTCGTTGCATTTGAGTTTAATTTTACATCCCTGCATACCCGTTTGGGTATTTTGTAATCTTTTGGTATCCTGGGTAAGGAAAGGATATACTCCTTCGTTAGTGGTATAGGTAACGATAGGGCTTTTGACACTATATCCATCATACTGTAGGTCAACAATTTTTATTGTTGTA